GCTATGGTGGAGTAATAGCTTTAGAAGTCACTCTCCAATTAGTAGCAAGTAAAGCTTCCATCTGTGTAATAAACCACAACTTAAACTCATTAGATGTAGTATCAGCTGCATGAGTAATAGCAATGTCAGTAAGAGCAGTATTGCCTAGTGCGCTTACATCTGTTACTGTGTCTAAGTACTGAACAGTAAGTACAGTTGTTGAAGTAGTACCTACGGTAACAATATTGTTCAAAGGAATGCGGTAGTTAATACCGTCATGCGTAAGGGTAAGAAATTTTTTGTTATTCATGATGGTATAGATTAAGCGAGAACAATATCAGTAATAGTCAATGGACCGTAAAAATCTGCTTTACGCTCAAGCATAGGAGCTGTATAGCTCTGCTGATTAGCCGTATCGTAGATATCGTCAAGCAATGAATTTACCGCAGCTTTATATTTAGCTTCGTCGGTAGTTCCGTCAAAACTTATAGTAAATATATCTGCATCAGTCTCTCCTTTCGTTAGTTTTAAAGTAACAAAACTAAAAGGGCTTACTGTATCAAGAGCTAACTGTTGATATGCTACGCAAGGGAGAAGTAACGTGTCATGCGTAGCTATGCCCGTTACTTTGATAAACTTTTCCATGTAAAAATTTTTGGAAGGTTAGTAAAAAAATATCGTCACAAAGATAGAGCAAAAAAAAGAAGGGCTTACGCCCCTCTCTTTCACCTAGTATAGATTGGGATTACTCCTCAAGTAAAGACTCTAACATTTTTAGAGCTTCAATACCATCGTCACTCTTTAAGAATGAAGCGGCTGCTTGAACTGCATCAAGTCCAAAAGGAACTGATAACATTTTCCTTTTATTATTAGGAGTTGTAAACCACACCTCAGTGTTGTTGCGTCGTGTACTTAGGTAGCCTGCATCAAAGAATTTCTGCACATTAGAGTTGTACTCTAACTCAGGGTCTTTAAGCATGTCTAAGAAGCCCTGAGGGTCTCTCTTGGCAGCTACTAACACGTCACGCTTCATCTCTGCAGTAGTAAGCTTATCCGTATTACGTCCGTACATTACACGGCAAATATTTTCAAGCTTCGCAATAGACATCTGTCTAGCTTCAATAAGAGCATCTACCTCTACATTGAGACTTTCCATTTGTTCTACTGCATCTTTTTCGTAATTCATTTCTACGAAATACTTTCCATTAAGCGGATGTAAAGCTAAAAATTTTTGGAGAACCTGATTGGTTCTGTTAACATGAAGGAATCCATCGTCAAAAATCACAGGCTCTACGATAGCATTACCGTCCTGTTCATCTTCAAATGGTGTCTTTTGATTTCGCGCATATCTTAAAGCGCGGTTCTCTCCGCGTTCTTCATCAAACCACAGTAGTGGTGAGCGTCGGCTATTCCTTGTTGGCAGCATAAATGATAAAGGTGCTGCATCCTTCGTTAGTTTGTATGTCTTATCGACATACTTGTTTTTCTTTTGATTCATAATTAAATAAGATTTTTTAAAAAAAAATAAGTTAGGAGGCGCACCCGAGAGTACGCCTCCCTCCTTACATATTCAGTCTAGCGTAGATTACGCATTGAAGATAACAAAGTTGTTAGCTCCAAGAGTACATACCGCTCTTTCAGAAAGGAAGTTAACCTGCATCTTATCAATGTCAGATGTCATAGCCCCTCCTGCAGAACCTGTAATCCAAGACTTATAACGACGGTCCTCAGTCTCAGACGCACGGTAACGCACGTGTAGGAATGGACGCTTCGCGTTCTTTCCGAGAACTTGGTCGTATACTGTCGTAGAACCTGCAGGTACTAGAAGACCGTTTACTGCACCGCTACCTGCCACTGAAGACAAGTCACCACGCATAGTTGGGTCGTTTAAGTATTTCCAATCAGTCTTGTAGAAGTCATATCCTCTACGGAAGCCTGTGAAACCTAGGTTCAACGCCATTTCTTTATCATTATCAAAAAGACCGTATGAAGTACCACCCGCTCCGTAAGAGTTTTGTGCTGCTAACATATCGTCGATATCGAATCCGAAATCACGGTTTACAAATAGTACATTCTCCTCGATAGCACCTTGCTTATCAAGACGAGAAATAACTGTATCGAAGTCTGCAAGAGTAGTTGGATTACCACCTGCCCATACATTACCACGGTTACCTACTACGTAGAAGATACCTTCAGAACCGTTAAGTCCTGCTACAGATGCTCCTGCTCCTACTGCTTGCAAGTAGTCACCTGCACCTGAAGCGGCATCAGCGGGAACAGCTTCAATCATAGCTGTCTCTAAGTAATCATCAAAACGTAAGCGAGTCTCGTGCTCCGACTTAAGATACCATAGGTATCCTGCAGCACCATTCTCAGTAGTTACTTCTACCCATCCAATCTGAGCCATATCAGAACCATTTACTTCGTAAGTGTCCTTAAGGATAATAGGCTTGTTTTGGAAGATGAAATCGTCAGCCTCTAAAGACTCACTCATTCCCGAAGCTCCTTTGTTAAATTCAGAACCGTAGATAAATACAGTAACATCAGAGTTACCTGCACCTGTAGTAGCGCCTGCTGAACCTGCTGCTTCGTAGTAGTTAGCTTGGAAAGTTCCTGCTGCGTGGTCTACTGCACTAACGATAGCTTTGTTAGAACCTAATCCGTTATTCCAAACAATCATAACAGTTTGGTTATTACGAATAGCGATTCCACCTGCTGCTGTAGCTGTAGTTCCTGCAGGAGCAATGTCATCATTTACTGTGAATACCTGAGTATCCTGTCCTGCTGCAATAGCTGCTGCACCTACTTGTACATATTTAGTATGAAGTCTTCCTTGCTCCGCCCACTTAATAAGGTCAGAGTTAGAAGGCATTTCCGCACCTACCATACGTAGGAACGAAGAAATTGTGCGATTTCCATATCTTTCAAATTCTTTCTCGTAAGTATCAGGAAGATACTGATTCAAGAAATCAAATGTCTTGATATAGTTTGAGGCTACGGGGATTCGCTGCGCACTTGGTTGCAAATCCACACCTGCTGCTGTTAAGCTCATGTGTTCTAGTTTATATTATTTTCTATGACTCCGAATTTTAAGCCCTCGACCTGAGTCAGTGTTCAAAGACTTTACTTGCATTCCCCCCTGCTTTGTTACTTCCGGCGTGTTACGTGTAGACATATCAATATTTTTCATCTTACGCATCGAGTCGTCCGCTTGAGCTGATTTACCTTGTTCATAAAAGAACTTAGCAAATTTATCGGGGTTCATCGCTAATGCCAACGCTCTATGATATCCTGACCAATCTACTATAGCTCCACCATCATCTGTAAATTGCTTTACAAAATTCTGCGGATTATTAAGCATCTCGGTAGCATCTCCGGGGACGTAGAAAGCTTTTTTATCTTCACCAATGGCGAACTCAAAACCTTTGAATTCTTGGTTAAATAATTTCTCACTCTCCTGCTTAAACACCTCTTGTTGGCGCTTAAGCCTTTCGTCGTAGCTCGCTGACTCATCGACATATTTACTATAAGCATCAAGTTTTTCTTGGTCTTCTTTAGAAATAGACGCCCCGCTTGACTCAAGGGGGAGTTGATACTTTTCTTTTTCTGACTCAAAATAGTCTCGGGCTTTAGCAATAGCCTTTTTCTTTGCTAGTCTAGTTTTCTTTACTGTAGATTCATCATCAATGTCTTCATCATATGAATACCCTTCCATTAGGGTATCTATATCTTCCGCATCGAGACCTTTCTCTGTAGCTACTAGATAGTCGTGAAGGATTTGGTCGGCAGGAACTTCATCAATATCTCGTTGGATTTTAATGAAATCATTTATTCCGCGTCCCGTCTCCTTTTTATAATTTAGATAAGCTGATACATCCTCAGGCAATGGCTCTGACTCTTCACGAGCTTCAAACAATTGTCCTACAGAATCTATCTTTTTATCGTAACGATTTTTAATATATGAAAGAACTTCATCCTCGGTTAACTCCGTGGGTGTTTTTTGTGCCTCTGCTTCCGGTTGTACCGCCTCTTCTTGAGGGGGTGCTGCAGGAACTTCATTACGTTGTTCCACAACCTCAACCTTAACTTCGGCCTCATTATTAAATTTTTCCTCATGTTTAGTAAGGAGTTCTTGTTCAATTTCGGCTTGAGACTTTTCGTCTGTTGAACCTACTGCTCTAACTTTAATTTCCATAGATTTAATTTATTGCAAAAATAATGCAGAAAAATTAGACATTATCGAGGAGAAAACTCCGCCATGTCGAATCCATCTAAACTATCTTCATTTGATTCAAAATTTTGTGGTGGTAAATTATTCTTACGTTGGTTTATTAATTTACTCTGTTCTGTGTTCTGCTGACTTATACGTTCACTTTTAGCTCCCTCTCTTTCTTCTTCTCTTTGCTGTAAAGCACTTTCAGAAATATTACGAAGCTGTTGGTTGTAAGCAAACTCTTCAGCCATAAGCATTCTCTTAAGCTCGGCTTCATTCTTCATCTTCTCAATCTCAAAAGAAATCTCTGCTTGCTTAATTTGCATCTTAGATTGAGTCTCAGCTTGAATTTTTTGCATAGCTGCTTGTGCCGCCATCTGTTGAGATTGCTGATTTATCTTAGCTTGCATAGCTTGCTTCTGCGCTTCTCTATTGAGAGTTTGCTCCTCCTTCTTCATCCTCTTTAATTTAAGAAGTTGATTGCCAAGTTTTAAATTTTTAATCTCCCGTATATCAATAGCATCTTCAAGGTTGATGTCACCTTTGCTTAATGCCATATTAATATTCTGTTCAAGCATAGCTTTTTGCTCTTCATCAGGGGCTACCTCAATGAAAATACCAAAGTCATAAATATATAAATCAGAAATATCTCTAAGTATACTTACATTATATTTTCCAATTTGATTTATAAACTGTTCAGTAAAATCTGAATACTCTAATATATCAGCTACACGATAGGATAAACCTTCAGCTAAAGTTCTATACATATATAAACTCGCATCAAGAATATGACGAGTAGCTGTATTAGAATTAAGAGCTGCTAACTTCTGAACACCAACTAAAGCATTAGGGTCAGGTGTGCTTCCATCTCTCGCTTCGTTAAGACCTGTCACAGCTCTAATCATACCAAGGTAATGATTGTAGTTGGCTATAAGCATTTGAGTCTTTGAAGCCCCTGAGTTAGATGTTAACTGTTGTATAGGAATTTTCCCTTGGTTATATTCTCCATCTTGCGTATAAGACCTTCCAATTACAGAGCCTGTTTGGAAATAAAGCCTTAAAGCATCTTCAGGATTATAAGCATTACCTGTGCCTAAATCCACTTCATTTAATCCATCCGCATCAATGTATACTCCATCAGGCACAGTTCTAGCTATTACCTGTTGTAACTTAAGGTGAGTCATCTGAATTAAATCAGCAAAAGGAATCATCCTTCTAACCAATGACTCTACTACACCTTTGTACATACGAGGAGCTACGGCTACATAGTTAGGGATAGCGTGCTGAGTGGCAGACTGAGGGCGTACCATGTTCTTAGCCATCTCCCATTGTAGGACATAGTTAGTACCCATCACCATTACTCCTTCATACCATACATCTATAACTTTCTCCACTTTCTCAAAGTTACCCTCCTCCATCATATCAGTAGGCGGATTAAATGTATCATCCTTTGGTATCATCTTCATGTTACCATTGTCAGAAATCTTTTTCTTATATACTACTTTATTAGAAGACTTATAATTAAAGTATAATAAAGTAACAGTATCTCTATAGAATATATCGTTCTGATAAAACTGAGCTACATTAAAGTAATCATACCAACTTTGTCCCCTTTTAGATATCTCTTCTAAATCTTCATTAGTAAGACTTGGGTCAATCTTGCGTAACTCATTAATATTAACAGTCTTCACCTCTCCCCAATAAAAACAATCTTTAAAGTGGGGGTCTTCGGTATAGCTATATACTATGTTTACAGGGTCTACATATGAAACTTTTACGCCTGCGCCTTTTAGAAACTCATGCTTACCAACAGATATCCCTAATACAGTTAAGTCATAGTCAAACCTCTTGCGTAAATCTATATAATGATTGTCAGCGAAAATAGTATTAATAGCTTCTTCTTCAGCTATCTCTATAGCAGGCTTATAATTAAGCTGCATATATAACGACAACTCTGCATCATCGTTAGGAAGTTGTTCCGGGCTTACTACAAAAGGGTCCGCACCGGTAGCTTTTTGAATTTTCTCAAGAAGAGGTTTGGCCACCATTTGACCTTCAATCATATCCTGATACTTGTTTCTTTTAGATTGCGACAAAGCGTCTTGAGCATATGCTTTAACTTGAAATAACCTGTCGGACATTCCATTTACTACAATATCTACAAACTTAGGCAATATTGGAACAGGTGTCCAATCCAAGTTTAAATAAGAAAGGTCGCCATCTACGGCTAACTCTTGTTTATACTTTGCTATTGCCTGCTCTCCACGCGCGTAAAGTCTTAACCTATGGAATGCTCTCCATTGGTCGTAGAACCTACACTGACTTCCATCCTTCTTAAACCATTCATACTGAATAGCTTGCCCAATTTGGAGTCCAAACTCATAAGAGTCTTTTTCCGCGTCGGACACGAATTGACTTGGAAAACCTGTGGATGTTATACTTATCTTAACATCTTTCATGTAACAATTTCACTTATAGTCCCCGCGTTATTATACCTCGCAAAGGTAAGACTTATTTTATTATTCTTTTTTTCCGGTTGATAGAGATGTTTTTGACAAGCCATTATAGCTAAACCTGAACTTATAGAAGCGTCAAACTTAGTTCTATTGGTTATATCAAACTTCGCCCAATCCTCAAGAGTGTTAGTAAAAATCATAGAACCCATATCGTCTCTATCTCTAAACACCCCCTCTAAATCCATTCCTACATATTTTTCAATATAAGATTCAATAGCTGAAGCATGAGCTTGCTTTACATCTTCCGAGGAGTTAGGTATACCACCTAATTCCTTTTCAGTTTTAGATAACTTATTATACAACTTGTCAGGCCGATTAATAGAAAAACCTCTATATCCTCTATTCTTAAAATGATAAAGCATACGAGGTTTGTTGTTCTCTATTAAAATAGGCATGCCGTAAAAAACACAAGCCATTAATACTTCTTCATAAAATATTTCTGCAGTTTGAGGTCGAGCTATGTATTCTAAAAAAAACTCATTACTCGGAGCATCATCCATATTAAATTTGGTTAGACCATGTAAAGCTCCGTTAGAACCTCCCCCACCTACTACTCCTGATATATCATATGAGTCACATCCGAACGCGCCTACGTGTTCGTTGCCCGGATATTTAATTCCATTACGAGTTACTACTCGATTTTGTAATCCTTTTTTAGGAGTCCAACTAACCAAGAACCTTCCTTTTTTATCAGGAGAAAAAATAACCTTAGTATCTTTTACACCATCCCTCCACCTAAAACTACCACGAGTTATGTGGTGCTCTTTTATTAAGCTGTCATTATAATCTATTTGCTGATAAATTCTAGTAAGATTAAATAAAGACTGCTTGCTTTCATCTCTAAAAGCATGAGACTCTGTTCGAGGAAATTGACGATAGTATTCATTTAAAGCATCTGCATCATTTTTTAATGAGTCTACTTCAGCTTCCCAATAGTCAAGCGCTCCTTGATGTATGTCTTCACCATCAATTCCGAGTACGGGTAAGCGGGGATTCCTAAAAACAGGCATACCATATATATCAATAAATCCTTCCATATTCCATTCCATAGGAATAAATAAAGAGTATAACCCACTTTTCGTTTGGCCATTTCTATTTCTTTTCTTTACATCTGAATCTTCATATAACTTTTTAAAGTTCCCTCCCCCTTTATTTAATGCGTTAGATGTAGAACCCATCATACATTTTCCTATTATCTTACTACCTAACCTCAAACAGGTTTTAGTAACGCGCCAATTATTTAAAATATTATTTGGCTTTATCCATTTTCCACTCTCATCATGCACAAGTAACAATAACTTTTCTCCATCATAAGAGTTGTCATCAGTATTTTTCCAATCTATAGTAGTATCTAATCCTTCAATTTCCTCCTGCTCTATGTTAAACATATTCTTTTTGGTAATCTTAGCTGCCGGAACTCGATAAGCAAGTTCTGTCTTAGGCTTATCCATACCATCCATAATAGGTTTGAAAAAAAATGGAAGTCTACTGTTAATAGGGACTACCTTATCGGTAAACATTTTTTTTGCATCAGTACCCGTCTTAGATAAAATTCCAACACGAGAATCTTTGGCTAGAGTAGCAGTGTTCACACATTCAGATGATGACATAAAAGAAAATCCTGAACGACGAATCTTAAGATAAACCATTCCGAAACAACGGTTATCTGCTTTACAAGCTTCCCAATATATATATAGTAATCTATTGGCTTCTCTAAAATCAGGGTATCCAATATCAATATTAGTCCACTGTAGATACATATAGTGAGCTCCCGTAAGATAAGTAGGAATGTTCTGATTCATAAACCAATGCCCTTCTTCTCTATAGTCAAATTCTTTTTCTATGTATTCTACATATCGACTTTTAAAATCTTTATGCATTTCATTCCATTGAAATATTGACTGTATCTTACTTAACTGTTTGCTTATATCACTCCTTTCCCAATACTGTTCTACTTCCTTTTTACTTCGAGTGTAACATTCTTTAGGAGCTTTCGGTAAAGCTATACGTAAATTTTGTATTTCATATACTTCTCCTACAGTTCCGTTTTTAGAAATAATAACTACATCATATTTAGAGTTATATCCATACTTCCATGTCTTAGCCTTATTTTTTGAGGTAAGTACATGTTTAGGGATATAATCTTTTACTACTCTGTGTAATTTATTATTTTGACTTTCGTTCTGCAAATCCTTGCTTAGTATCTATATTTTTTGCTATAGGATTATCTATTTCCTCAAGAGCTTCCTTCTCCGCTTCAATACGGTTTAGAATCTCGAATGCATCAAATATAGCTAATTTTTTTGTAGCAGCTGCATTTTTTAATCTATCTGCTGATAAATCATCTTCAGGGTCGTGCTTAATAATAGCTTCCTTAGCTACTTTAATAAGTTGTTCTACCGCCCTATGCCCTGCTTCGATTATTTTTAATTTAGTTTCTTTGGATGTCATACCTGTAAAGTTATCTGATGGTCAAAGATTCTATACATAATTTCTCCATCTACTTTAAAAGCGTACTCACTATCGGGAGTAAAGGACACTTTTGTCCCTTCTAATATACCATGCTCTTGCATATAAGAATTAGGATATTTCATTATCCCCATTAACGGTTCATAAGTAAAGGGTTTATAAATGTAAGACTCTTCTGCTTCAACAGGAGCAACAAAACAATATCTGTCATGAGCTTTCCATTGTGTACCATTATGGTACATATAAAATTGCTCCGTATCGACAAAAAATAAATCTTCTTTAAAAAAACTTTTACCGCTCTTACGCCTACCTCTCATGTCATTATAAAACTTAAAAACATTGTGGTGCACAAGAAGAGTGTCCCCCTTTTTTATAGGTCCTTCATAACCAATAGGCACTTCTACTACAATAGCTTTTCTATTAGCAGAGCTGTGGTCTTCTTCAGAAGTATGAGTTATAAACTCTACACCTTCCCACTCAACGGTATTGTCGTAGCGTTTTCCTTTAGAAGGTTTAACGATAAAATTAGATGGCGACTTCATTAAGACCCACAACCTTCACACTCTATAGGGTCATGCCCCGTAGGTTTCACTCCATTTAATTTCATCTCAAGCACATGTATTTGCGAATGCAAATCTAATCTTTCTACAAAATCGTTTGTAGCTTTTTTTTTCTCTACAAGCTTTGCGATTTCATTTTTTATAGATTCTTCACGAGTCATTATTTTTCAAGTTAAGTTGGTTGTAAATACTTTTATCAATTGTACTTTGTTTAACTTGACCTGACCATTTATCAGGATTGCCATTTTTAGAAATGGCTGCTGAAAAATAAGGTTTTAATGTTTTATCCATTACTTAGAAGTGTATATTATATTCAATTGAAACAGGCATTGTATTAGTAAAAGATTTCCATAAAGTAATTTCATCTTCTTTCTGTATCCAAATTTTTATCTCATCTCCGGTACGTTGAATAAGATGGATTTGGTATTTACCGTTAAGCACTTGCTGCCCTACGATGTAGTGCATAGCTCCTGACTTGTAGTCAGGCCCTATGGAAATCTTTCGGATATCCATACTACTGCTTTACCATTAAGATGCCGGCTATATTTAAAGGAGCAGCTCCTGTACCATTTGTTACGTACATATCTCCTGCTACTAGCCCACCTACACCTGCCGCCGCATCGTCAGCATACTTGGTCATAGTATTAGATGTTGATTGCCAATTGTTAGCTATCCATCTAACTTCCGTGCCGGTACTAGACAATATTGCACCTGAAGTTCCTGAACTAGTTGTTCCATCCTTTAAGCCACCATCAATAAATAAATCTTGTCCGGCCGTAATATTAGCTCCACCATTGAAGTTAGCAGGAGTTTGGAACGTGTTTACTCCACCTACAGTTCCAAAGGTAGAGTTAGTAGTTACCGTAAGAGAGTTAGTGCCTACACTGCCAAAGCTACATACTCCTGAAGCATCAATTGTCCCAACATTTTGGATGTCTCCCGTACCTAATCCATCAAACTTACCCGTCACCAAAATGGAACCTGTCAAACTAATGTTATTAGTAGCAGTATTCCCGGCAGTAAGCACTTGCTCAAGGTTAACTAATCCCCCTGTACCTGCTAAAGCAGCTATTTCTTCTACCTTAAAGTTTTTAGTTACATCTGATGCGGTAACATCTGTGCCAATAACTAAGTCTCCTGTTACAGGCTTCTCGGTACTATACGTGCTAATTCTAGCCATCTTTATTATTCTTTATCTTCTTTCTTTCCTACCTCACCGGTTTGTACATTAATCATTGCGTCTTCACCATACTTCACCATTAACTCTCCTTCGTAAGTGTTATACTCGTCTTTAAGCATCTTCACCTGCTCGGTCATAGAGTGTTGGGCAAGTACCGCATCACCAATTTTCATTTTTAATGTATTAAACTCAGTTAGAAAAGATTGAACTTTGTTTAACTCTTCTTTAGTTAGATTTTCCATTAGAATAAAATTTATTGTACCGCAAAGATACAGATTTTTAATTAGCCTTTTTTTGCTGACCCTCCAAAGAAGAAATCTACAACGGTATTAACCTTGGCGCTCATTGCCCCAAAGATAGTAGAGATAAAGCTAATTTCAAACTCTCCAAGATTTATATCTTCAGTAACAAAGTATTTAAACATTACAAAACTTAATCCAAAATATGCTATAGTAAATACTGTCGCTAAAATTTTTTGTATGATACTGTCATCATTATATAAATTCCTTGCGCTTTCACGGTCTTGTACTTCTAGCTGATATAGCTCTACAATCTGAGCGTGAGCCTGAGCTTTATCTTCCGGCGTAAGCTGTGACTCATCAATCATCTTACCTACCGCACCAAGTAATCCGGCATCAGGAAGCAACTCACCTGCTACATTTAGAATGTCGGGGGCTTTATCCTTAAGCCATTTTCCTATCTTAGTGTCTTTAAGTTTCTTTTTCATTCGATATATATTTTACGTATGCGTCTCCCATCACTACATATATAGTATCCGTGCTCAACAATATTTACTTTTTGACCTAACAAATTATAAAATATAGTAGGTATAAAAGGTATATCAGGTATACTATGTATACTATTTTCTCCACAATTTACTGTTACCCATTGTTCAGTATATTCCTGTGGCCATGTACCTAACGAATCTATCCAATCTACATCAGAAAGAAATCCATAAGAAGTGGTGTCTATAGTTAAGTATGCTCCATTCCAACCGTCACCATAGGTGTCGGTCATGTGAATAATATAACTGTCAGCCATTTGTGCTGCTCCAAAATAAGGAGCTCCTCCTTCTAAAATTAAAGAGCTATCACATGTAAGAATTTCCCACCCTATCTCATCAGGATAATCTCCTGCCGTACATTCTACAAATACAGGGGTAGGCTGCCCGAACAAATTAGATGACCCTAGTACCATCATGAGGGCCATAATAATTGAATACAGTAGTGGTGTTAAATCAATTTTTTTCATTACTGAAACTTCTTTAAAATAATTTCATCTATATTTTCCTGAACCTCTTCTCGTGTAGCGGCTAACTGCATTAAGATATTAGGATTATACCGATTTACTTCTTCTCCATTATCAAAGATAATAACTGTAGGAATAGCAAAAATGTTATAAGAAGCTGCAGCTTTACTATTTGAGACAATACATAAACGGTATTTTTTACAGTCTTTTAATTTCTCAAGAAACTTTACCTCATTGGCAGAATTCCATTCTGCCCAAAATTCTACCACTGTAATTCCTTTAGACGTTTTATTATTTAAAGACTCACCGTCTACAAAGTCTTGACCCCATATAGATATAGGAAAGAATAAAAAAAAAAGAAGTTTAGTCTTCATAAAGTTTTTGTTTGATAAGCTTCAGGTCCTCCTTCATCTCCGTCACATCCTCCTGTGTGCTCATGATTGTCTGTCGAACAAGTTGGTCTTTCATATCAAACTCTATACGTGATACTTCGGCAGGTAAAGGCTCAGGTAAACCTTTTGCTTCTTCTATTTGGGCTTGCAAACTAAACCACATTCCGGCAAGAGTAAAGATAAGAATTCCTATACCTCCTAAAGTTTTAATGCTTACTTTAAATGCTGTCTCTTCACTAAGTTCTTTCATGTCTTAAAAAAATAGATAGTTAAACCCTGCTCTACCTGCATATGAATCAATGCCCCAATACTGAAGGTATCGAGCCTCGACAAAGATACTAAAATGTTTATTGAGCTTTGCGCCTATGATGCAACCCGTATCCCACTCTAGCTGTGCACTTAACTCTCCTATGTAAATGCCTGAATATGTGAAAGAAAAGTCTGACAAACCTTTGTGTAAAAAGTATGTAGAACACCATGTATGTATCCACGCTTGCTCAGTATACCAATAGTAGTCTATACCCATCACTGCAGAAAGCTCTTGCTGCAACCCTAATTGCTGAAGCTGCTCTCTGTTATATTGGTTTACAGCTTTACCGAAATGATAGGTATAAAATTCTACATCAGATTGCGCGACTACATTTCCATTCTGTATCCATACCTCACTGTCATCGCTATAGTACCCAAACTCATTTGCCAACTGCCACCAATGTTTATTGTTAGGGTCAGCGAACCATGCGTCTATAGGAGAGTATCCATATACCGGATGCGCTCTATGAGACACTCCGAGTGTAAAGTCTATATTCCCTAAGCGCTTTCTCCATCGGACTTCAGCTTGGGTATACTTAAGATTGATAAGCCCATTGTTTACATAAGTAGCGCGTACTGCTGTATGGTCGCTAATGTATCGAACCCTGTATTCTTGCTGAGTAAACACATCCCCCCTATTTCTTACGGCAGAATATTCAAGGAGGTACTCAAGTCCGGGTGCATTAGATATAGTAGCGTTATCGCTTATCTCATTTTCTTCTCCGGTATAGAAGTTGCCCTGCTTGACCTGATAGTCGAAGCGTGCAAGTTTACGCAACCCCACCGTAAAAACGTAGTTTGCTTTACTTACTTCAGTTATCTCTTCGAGATATCCTGAACCTGCTACTCCGTTTACTCTATACTGTTGATTCTCAACAAGAGGTGCGTTAGTACTGAAGCTCCCATAGAGCGTAGAAAAGCGTAACAACTGTGCTTGACATACAGAAGCTACGCTTAATAAAAGAGTTAAGAGGACTAACCTCATATATAAATATTTACTTTGTTTTATAAATGTATGTAAATATTAGATTCGGTATTGTAGTATTTGTGTGCCACATAAGTTGTTAGTGTACACCAAGTCGTGCGTTATATACAGTAGTTACTTGAGTAGGAGTAAGAGCTTTATTGTACCAACCGAGCCAATTCATATTTCTTCCTGAACCTCCGCTCATTACACTTCCTGAATTTCCAAACAATAAATTGTCTGTATTGTCTTTGATGCCTGCTCCTAAAGCAGATGAATCACTGCCTGTTTCAGTACCGTTAAGATAAAGTTTAGTCTCATCTGTTCCGTTATAAGTAAAACATATATGATTCCATCCTACCGATGCCGTTCCTGCTGTAGTATCTTTCATTTGATTTGCATTTGTAGCTACTAAAGTAAAACCCAATTCATCGGCTGCAGTCATTGATATTAGCAGCCCGCCCTTATCCATTAAAACTCCAATTCCCGCCGGGGAAGGAGAAGCCCCTATATATACCCAAAAGCTTACTGAAAAGCCCTGCGCCCCATCCATCGTAAGAACAGTGTCGTCAGGAATCTCTACTACCCCTGCACCCGTGGTTGTTAAAACAAAATTCATTCCTTCATCTGCAGAAACGGAAGTTTTCTTTTTACGACCAATAGCTGCACCTGAAATATCTTGAGTAGGGTTATTAGGGTCGGGGAAATTCCATGAAAGTCCACGACCTAAGCCCACTATGGTATAACCGTTTCTCCAATTGGCTAACTGAATGCAACGAGAATTGTATGGGGCACTCACGCTTTGCGTGCTGAGGAAGCCCGTAAACGCACTGCCGTTATTGGAATTTCCGGAATAATCTATTATAGTGCTATTAGCACTAGCCCCGGGATAAATAATTTCTGCATCGGCATATGTTATAGCACTAGTTCCGTTATCAAACACAAATAGTCCGTCGGCACTATTTTTTTCATTATAATCAAATGTTACATCAGAAGCTGTCCATGCCTCGCTATACACCTCCATCTTTCCACCCATAGCATTAGCAGCATTAGTGACTCCACCATCTTGTAATATATCTTCAAGATACAAAGCACCATCCCCTGAAGCTCCTGTAGTTACAGCCACTCCATTTATATACATAATATAATTAGAACCATCATACACACATACTACCCTATCCCACCTATCCAAAGCCCATGTTCCATACGGATGGGTGATTTTATTGGAGCCCGTCTGAAATTCCCAATCCCCACTCCCGCTTCCGTCTATCTGTAATCCATATTTATTACCTCCATTATTGCCCACCCAAATAGGTTGCGTACTTGTAGGGGCAGAGAGAATACTTACAGATATAGCAAAAGTATAGTTGCTCGAAAAATTTATAGCAGAGAGTATACCTATTCCGCTGTTGGCAGTTAAGGAATAGTGACACCCGCCCGTCAATAAATTTGCGGCTACAGGACCTTTGCTTTGTACGCCGTCATCTTTCATCGGCCACTCCGCCATTAAAGCGGCCTCAAGAGGGTCTACTGTTCCGGGACGTGTAGCGTTATCTATAAGATTAGATATGGATATATTCATAGCGCTTAGTTTACCAAAGAGCTACTACATTAGTTGCTGTTGTACCTGTAGCATATATACGTACACATTGTACAGGAACAAACTGTCCGGCTGCTAAACCTGTGAAGGTTACATCATCACCTCCCATCGTTCTTACCTTTACATTACCACCTACACCTACGTAGAGTACAGCAGGCTCTTTACTCTGAGTCCAAATTTCTATGGTGTTTGTACTAGCAAACAGTCCTGTAGTCTGCACCGTAATCTGCGTCTCGCTATCGACACTAACTACTCTACTCGCTTGTGGAGATGAGGTTGCATTAACCACTAAGTCACCGGCTGTAACCCCGTCAGTAATAAATGTAGCAGTAGCTGCAATAAGAGTAACACCTGTAGTTCCTGCCGTAAGAGCACTACTTGTTAAAGTAATAACACTTTTAAGGTTTAGCGTGTCCTCAGTGTCACTAAATATTACATCGGCTGCTACTGCATTACCGGCTTGGAGTTTTTGATATCCCATGGTTAATCGTTGTTATATGGGAATACCCTGTTCAGAGTATCCCTTCTTTCTGAGCATCCACAATCTTTGCCTGTTTTATTAGAGACTGCATCTACTACTTTTTTAATACCTGTGGCTTTAGTAAACCTTTCAATTGAATCCCCTAAGCCTTTTGATTTATTTGAATTCATAACACAAAGTTACAACTATTTTTTTGGATTACACTTACATAGCTTATGAGGACAGTCATTTACTTTTACCGTCATTTTAACCAATAGAGCGTTCCACAAACATATAACCTTACACCACATACTAGAAATCCACGTTCCTAGCTTTATTAAAGCTTGACCCATATTATTTTGTTTTACATCCAAAGTTCTTTGCGTAGTTAGCCATCTTTACTACTGATTCAGAATACTTATCAGTCTTCTTCATCACAGCATTGGCTGCACTACACGCATCTTTGAATCCATTGTTCTTAGCCCAAGCAGTAAACTTACCTTCGTTAGACTTTTTAATTTCAGGGAACTTTCCCTTTTTAGTACGTCCCGCCATTACTTAGAGATAACACTATCGAGGTGCTTCTTTACGTTATGGATATGGTCAGACTTCATTCCTTGGTCTCCACCATAAGCATGGCCGCTAGTAGCTTTAGACATACCCTTTGACTCATCTCTACGAGATTTTAAAGATTGAGATTTCTTTCCGTTTCTCGCTCCTAAAGACTCATCTAGTCTTGCGTTGTAACCTTGTTTCATAATATATAATTTTTTAATAACTTGAACTCATATTCTTTTCCATGCCATACCCCGGATTGTTCTTAACAGAACCTCCCATAGTATTTGCAAACTCTACAGCTTGAGCTTTTCCTACTGCGTTGTAAGGAAAAGTTTTTGTTTTAGTTGTACCGCTGTCCGCACACTTGTATTTTACTGTTGGCATCTTTTTTATTTTGTTACCCGTGGGGCTTTAGTAGTTGTGGATAAAGTTTTTAATCCTACATTAACAGCTTTAGGTCCTTCTTCTTTTTTTCCTGAACTAGTAGACCCTCCTTCCTTTTTCTTATTAAGCTCAAGAAGTCTATCAATATCCTTATTACGGAAGTTGATATTGTTTCTCCAATCTCTTGAATCTTGCTCTTCAGTTTTTTCAGCCATAGTATTGTAACTTTACAGTACAAATTTACTCAATTTAATTTAATGCTAAATCCGCGCAACAAACCTGATAAAGATTACCTTAAATATTGGAGGGTAGTACGTTACTTTATCAAAGCTAAGTACGGCCTCAGTCAAGCTGACCTTGACATCCTCCTCTTCCTTTACTCTGAAAAGTATTTCTCTAAAGATAAGTTCGATGATTTCGATGAGCTTATCTCATGGGATGAGAACAGGTTTGACAACCTATTAAAGAATGAGTGGCTTGATGTATTTAGAAAGAAGGAGGGCAATAGACGTACTGTATATGAGCTGTCATATAAAGCCAAGCGTGTAGTTAACCTTATCTATAAAAAGCTAAACGGAGAGGAACTCCCTGAGCACCCCTCCGTAAATCCGTTGTTTAAGTACGACGTCTCATATATGGACAAGGTGTACCGAAACTATATCAAGGAGATGAATAGTTTTATTCGACAACAACGACATCGTGCTCCCGAATGATAGTATACTGCGTATCCTTTATCATCATAGTATGTCCTGCGTTTTTGTCGTAGTATATAATATCATCAGGATGTATAACCTCTACATCTGTGCCTGATGAAACAACTTTACCTTTCTTGTAACGAAAGCTATTGGCGTCTTCACTAGATAAAAGTATACCCGAAGAAGTCTCCATCTCTTCCTCTATAGTGTTTATAATAATATATTTCCCTATAGGTCTCATGACGTAAGGGTATTTGCGGTAGCGTCTTCTACTGAACGAGCCATAGTGATGATAGCATTGGTAGAAAGTATAGTAGAAGCTACACTCACTGCATTCTCAAGAGCGCTACGTGTAACTTTGAGCGGGTCTATAACCCCCATCTTATACATATCACCGAACTCATTGGTCTTTATATTGTACCCTTCGTCATAACCTTTTGATGCATCAAGGCCAAACTCAGCTATCCCTGCGTTGTCAAGAATCTGTTGAAGAGGAGCGCGAAGCGCGACGCGCAGAATTTTTTGCGCTATCGTTCCGTCCTCTTTAATTTTCTCTGACTCGTTATATAAAGCTATGCCTCCACCGGGGAGTATACCTTCTTCAAGGGCTGAACGTACAGCACACACCGCATCGTCAATCCTATCGTAAAGCTCTTTCTGCTCAAGGTCTGTATTGCCCCCTGCGTATATCACACCTATGCCGCCTGTCAGCGAAGCTATGCGTGACAGTATAAACTCACGGTCACCCTTCTTCTCTGTAATCTTAATAGCGTCATGGAGTTGTTTTACTCTCTCGTCAATAGCTTCTTGGTTCTCACTTATGTCATCCTTCAGGATAACAGAAGAGTCTTTACCTACGATAACTTTCTCAGCATGGCCTAGGTCAGAAGGCGTCATATGTGTAAGGTCATCGCCTGTCTTCTGTGAGAAATATGTCGCCCCTACACTAAGAGCTATATCGTTCATCAGCTCATGCTGACGGTATCCGAAACTTGGAGGAGAGATGATACATATCTTTACGTCACGCTTCATCACGTTAGCCGCTATGGTGTTCACTACGTTCTGTGAGCAGGGAGCTATAATAAGTAACTTCTTATTGTCAGCGATGATAGGCTTAAGGACATTCTCTAGCTGTAGGATATTTGATATCTCAGCGTCAGACACAAGGATATAGGTATCCTCGAAGATACACTCGTCGCGCTTATGGTCATTAATAAAGAGTGGAGACATATACCCTCTATCAGCCTTTAAGCCATGAGTAGTCTCATAGTATGTCTCACTGTTCATAGAGCGGTCTACCGTTACTATGCCTGTAGTACCTACCTCTTTATATATCTTAGATATGATGTCACCGATTTTCGTATCGTTGTTAGCGGAGATGGTAGCTACATCTTTTAATCTCCCCTTCGTTACTGCACGAGAGTGCTTCTTTAAAGAAGCCACAACCTTGTCAGTCTCTGACATAAGGTCACGCAGTATGTCAGTTTTTTGAGCGTTGTCCTCTATCATGTGCATACCCGCACGTACAAGTGCACGTGTTAAGACAATAGATGTAGTAGTCCCATCACCTGCTGAGGTAGCTGTACGCTCGGCGGCCTCCTTCATCATACGAACCGCAAGGTTCTCTGTAGGGTCTATAAGGTCAACAGCTTTAGCTACTGTCACACCGTCCTTAGTTACTGTGATACCGTGAGTGTGGTGGGGCGATTCAATTAAGACTGTCTGACCTGCCGGGCCTAGTGTGCTGCTTACAGCATTAGCTATAGTCTCAATTCCGTTTACGAGTTTAGCTCGAGCTGCCTCGTTGAACTCCAATCTCTTTGGAGTGATTCCTGATTCCTGCATTTGAGTAGATTGATTTGTTACAAAGATATAACAAATATCCTACCACTAGTATTTACCCTGACGACTTGACGGAGAGCTCTTCGTAGAACCTCCCTTGCCTGCCCATAGTTTTTTACACGACCAATACCTAGCCGTTAACTTACTCTTAGCTGTGCCACACTTATGCCTAGCCTTGAAAGACTTCCTCGCTGCAGCAGAGTAGTTATGCCCGTACCCCTTAGCTCCAAAGTGTATAAGCTTCTCCTTACCTCCTTCACATGCTTTCACCATCTTCTTCTTCCCCGCCCTATCGGAAGGAACAACACGGTTGCATTTCATCTTTGATTTGGTAGCCATCCACTATAAATTATTGCCTATTTTTTTTAGCTCGCTTCCTCATTGCAGAAGTTTTCACAGTACCTCCGTAAGTAGTGCCTCCTGCGTCAGGCCCTAACCCCCGAATAATAGGGTATATACCTGTCTCACCTTTATCTCTTCTCTCCATTCTATCCTGCTGCTTCACGGTTTTTCGCATCTTCCTCATACCTTTCTTTTCCTTACCCTCCTTCAGAGCCTCTTGAGCTTTAGCGTAAGTTTTTTTTTGGCGCTTTTCTAAACGAGTTTCACCATCTTTCTTTTTTTTTGCCATGACCCAAATATACGACACATTATCTTTTGGTATATTTCTTAGTTACCTTTCCTGCCTTGGTATTTGCCACTACAGTCTTGCCTTTCCTTCCCGCTCTCTTCTTCTTACGCGCTGTCTTTGCTCGTTCAGCTTTCGTCATGGACTTAGCCTTAGCTAAAGGAAGACAACGGTCAGGATTCTTTTTATCCTTGCTCGTACCGCAAGCACCTTTGATAGAACCGTCAAGCCCTATGCGTACCCACTTCTCGTCTCTCCACTTCTTTAGCTCACCTGCCATAAGTTACTTCTTGTTATTTAAAGACTTAAGCATCTTGTCAATTTTAGCTGCTTGACCTTTATGCATAGCTGAAGCTTTTTTTAGTTCTGCCGAAATTGTTTTTAATTTTTTCTTATCTATCATAATTTTTTACCTTTTAGATTTCTTAGCGTAGTTAGGGTCTTTGCAATATTTACTCGCAGCCATATTCGCATAAGCTGAAGGATACGTATCAAACGTACGCTTTGCCCAAGCAATGCCTGCTGCACATATCTTGTTCCCTTTTTTTTTAGTTCTTCCCTTAGCCATTACAACAAGTCACTTTCATTTATTAAAGTATATGTGAAACAATTTTTCCATATGTCTTTTGAATGCTCACACGTACGTATAAACTTATTGTACGAAGATACGTTTTTAAATACTTGGCATCCCGCGCTCCATTTGTTTACCTGACTACTCTCTGTGCGAGGATTACTCCTATGAATGTTTATCCCAAACAATCCTTTATCAAGAGTCTCAGGATTCATATCTAATGTGTTGTCTGTGTCGTTATCTCTATATACCTCCACGTCTAGCTTTTGAACGAGAGCAAGATACTCACCTCTATGGAAACCCAATTGATAAGCACCCCTATACTGATTGCACTTAAGTATAGCACAACCTTTTTTACTCATAGGGTTCTTTAACCAATGAGTACCCGCATCCGTCGTAATAGCAAACTCATTAACCTGCCACTCATCATTAACTTTATAAATACATAAAAGCGTATCGTCAAACTTGTTCGCCTCCCGACTAGAAGAACGAACCCCTATGATGTTTAAGTTGTAATCACCACGAGTGAAAAAAGAATAACCCTTACTCTCAATAACACTCTTTATCTTATCTACTATTATTTTATTTTTTAGCATAGAGCAAATATACACTACCCTAACCGTGCTTGTTTAGAGTACCCCATATAGTAGTAGTAGTAGTAGTGAGTAGATATATTTTTTATTGGTGGAGAAATAGAACTATTTTTTAACATTTTGAGCATCTCTCTAAAAATCAATAAGTTATAAATTAAGAATCAACACAACTTAACATAAAACCAACATCACCTTAACATATATAAAGCAAAAGAGGGCCTAAGCCCTCTCCTGTCTTTTAATCAACAAGGGGTCAATCCTACCCCATGAAGTCTTTCATGTCTCTCTCTCGCATGTTAGCAAGAACATTTCCCGCGGCAATCATCTCAACCTTCTCGGCTGTACGCTGTGCCTTTCTTATAGCACATGCTCTCTGTATTCCCGTAGTACCCGGAGACATATCAGGACGCTGCCATCCAAACTTATCCATGTTTTCCATGTTTCCTATTTTTTAAAGTGTACACTAATTAGTCCTAAGTACAAAATCAATTCATAATAGTCCGCAACTTCCTCCGGTCCGTAATAAGAGAAGCCTAATGCAAAGCCTATNTGAATTCTGTTCTGTATCTCGATGAACATTCCATCAAAGATACAAAATATATATTAGATATATAGACTGTTTGGGTTCCCTATGGATATACGTGACGACTGCAAGTTTGGAAACCGAAAAAAAAATCGAGGGGGGGGTGCTCTTTTCAGTCGGGCGGGGTGGATTGTTTGGCGTTTTTCTGTGGCGCTACTCCCTAGCGTAGCCCCTTGCGCCCTTGCCCCGTGACGGTGCGCCCTGTGTCCCTCCATGCGCCCCTAGTTCACCCGTTGAACCTTCCTCCGCTCCCGTTATCCCGTCAGAGAGTAAGAAGGGAAGGGTAGCCCCTGCACCCCTTGTAACCCCTCTAAACATTGGGCAGGGATTGCGAGCCCCTTATTTAGAATGATTATTGATAACAAAAATACTTGCCTACAATTTGGAGATAGACAAAAGATGTACTTATATTGCACCATCATTAAACAAAAACAAAGTAAAAATGAGCAACTATAGCGAACTAAAAAACAGATTTTCAAGAGAGCAACTAGCACTGTGTGAGGTAATCAGACGTAACAGACAGGAATCCCTAAAGGTGGATAATATATTTATCTCAGGCGGTTCAATCTCGAAAGTATGCCTGCGAATTAACGCAACGCTTATCATCGAATTAACTGATATCGAGGCACAAACCCAAGCGGACAACTATATTAACGCAGTCCTTGAAGATGATTTTGCACTAGAGAACACTTTTAGCATCTTGAAGGATTACGATTTTGGCGGTGATGGCGCAGACCTGAGCAGAATACAAATCAAGTCTTTCGAGTACCTTAAGGACTAGTTCACCGACTGAACCACAAGCGGAGGTAGTGCGTGCCTCGTACGGATTCGCTCCCGTGCTCCGCTCAAATTATTAACCTAAAAATTTCAATTATGAATCAATCAATTAAAGCCGAATTAATCGAGCACATCAACGAGTTTGATGGAGAGTCAAAAAACCACTTCACAATGTTCAATGAAGACTATTATATTATTGGCTATTATCAAGCCGAGCAATGGTTGAAGCGTCATAATATCGGAGAGCTTGAAGCGGTTGCAATATGCAACGAGTACGAGCGTGAGCATTTTGGAGAGGTGCAGAGTACGTTTGAGGATGCGGAAAAGCTAGTGAATCATCTCGTGTATTGGTTCGGTCAAGACCTTTGCACTGAGTTAGAAATACCCTTTGACCATGAATAACGAAAACCACACGATGAGCGACGGCGAATTAATCGCCTTGCTTCTGTTC